TCTCTATTATTATCCCAGCAAACAGCCAAATCATTAATTTTTATGTTTTGATACAAACTGCTTGGGATGGTGGGACTAACACACTGGACATTGGTACTTCAGATGATGCTGATCTGTATTGTGATGGTTTACCAGCTACGGTTGTTGGAAATCACAGAGTAACTGCAGCTTATACTGGAACAGAAGGAAATTGGAAAGACATTGGTACATCTGATGTTACTATCTATTATGACTCTGTTGCCGGCGGTAGTGGCACTGGTGTTTTGACGGTTCAATACCTTCAAAATAGAAACCTAAGTTAATAAAATAATGTGAGCTCCTTCGGGAGCTTACACTTAAGGAGAAAATATGAGTACATATCCAGTGGATATAAAAACAGCGAACATAACGACCGCAACAACTACTACAGTGTTTGATGGTCCTGCAAGAATTTTAGGAGTTTCTTGGGTACAACCTTATAACGTAGCAGCCGGAACTATTACGGTTTATGATGATACGACAGCAATATGGGTAGTAGATGTTCCAAGAACAAATGATTCAGACGCAGGAGACAGTAAATCTGTTTCAGGTGTTATTATGTTACCAGGAACAGGAATTAGATGTGGAACAAAACTTAAAGTTATAAATGCTATAACTACACATGTTACTGTTTATTATGGATAGGAGTTTAGATGGCAAACACAACATCTGGCTCATATACATTTGAAAAGAATTTTGCGATTGATGATATAATCTCAGAAGCTTATGAGAGAATAGGTCTTGTTGGTTCTGCGGGTCATCAAATACATAGCGCACGAAGATCATTAAATATTTTATTTCAAGAATGGGGTAATAGAGGAATCCACTTTTGGGAAGTGGGTGATACCAATGTTGATTTAATTGAAGGTCAAGCAGAGTATACTTTCTATAGATCATCAGATGATGGAACATCTTCTACTACAGTAGGTGGAACTTCTGGTGCTTCTACTTATGGATTATCTGATGTTTTATCTGCTCAATATAGAACTGATAGAACTGAAACTGATCAAACTGATTTACCTATGACAAAAGTTGCAAGATCAACTTATGCAGCTTTTTCTAACAAATTAACTAAAGGAACTCCCAGTCAATTCTGGGTACAAAGATTTGTAGATAAGACTACAATTACAATTTACCCAACACCTAATTCTACAGCTGCATCTAAAGATATGCACATTTATTTTGTTAAAAGAATTCAAGACGTAGGAGCTTATACAAATGCAACTGATGCTCCTTATAGATTTGTTCCTTCTATGGTTGCTGGTTTATCATTTTATTTATCTCAAAAATATGCACCACAAAGAACACAAGAATTAAAATTATTTTATGAAGATGAATTAGCAAGAGCTTTAGCGGAGGATGGATCAGCAGCGAGTACGTATATTACACCGAAAACTTATTATCCAAATATATAATGGGAAAATTTTCTAGAGGTAGATATTCATTAATGATTTCAGATCGTTCTGGAGCCGCATTTCCATACAGAGAAATGGTTCAAGAATGGACTGGTGCATGGGTACATAATTCTGAATATGAACCTAAGCAACCACAAGTTTCACCAAGACCACACGGTGCAGATCCACAAGCTTTAGAACATGCTAAACCTGCACGAACAGAATTTGCAACAGAAGATCTTTTACCATATAATCCATTTACAACCACAGCTTCTTCAACAACCTTAAGTATTTCTTTTCCAAGTAATGGTTTTAATGCTGGAACAACTTATGTAAGATTTAGAGAAGTTAAAAGTCCCGTGGGCGGTGTTGCAATAACAACGTTAGAATTAGAGACTACTTTAAACGGGGATATATCTGATTCTGCTACTACTGTTACTTTGACGGATGCAAGTGAGTTTCCAAGCTCTGGATATATTGTAATAGAAAAAGTGGATCAGGATTCAAGTTCTTCTACTTATGGACAATATTTTAATGAAACTATTAAGTATACTGGAAAATCAAGTAATGATTTAACTGGGTGTACTAGGGGTACAGCCGCTCCTTATAAAGGAGTAACTCCCACTAATACTACAGCGGGAACTCATTCAAGCGGTGCAAAAGTTTTTGGTTCATATTTAGCAACAGCAGTTGCAACAACAGTTAATACAGTAGGTCAACCATCAACCGAAACTCAATATAATTCTTTAACAGTACCTCTTGTTTCAAATGCAAGTAGTACTGATACAGGAGGCGGTTTTCTGTGTACAATTGGACCCGTGAATGATAGAGAATAATTATGGCTGGATATACACTTTCAGAATTAGAATCGGACATTAGAAGTTATACTGAAGTAGATAGTACTGTTTTTAGTGGTGCTCTTCTAGGCAGATTTATAGAAAATGCAGAATATAGAATTTTTTATGATGTTCCTATGGATTCAGATAGAGTGGAGTATGAAGGAACCTTAGCCGCAGATGTTCAAACTGTTAGAGTTCCTGCAGGTATGGTTTTTGTAAGAGGTATTGAACTTTTTAATTCTACTTCTTCTAGAACAGGTAGAACCTATTGGCTTCAAAAAAGAGATAGAACTTTGATAAGTGAATATGTGGGAGAATTAACTGGTCCTGAAGGTGGATCTACAGGGCAAGATACTACAGGGTTACCTAAATATTATGCTATGTTTGGAGGAGCGACTGGAACTGGCTCAACTACATCAGGAAATATTATAATGGCTCCTACACCTGATGCTAATTATTTAATAAATATACATGGAAATATAGTGCCAACAGGATTAGGAACTGCTACAAGTGGAACTTACATAAGTAAATACTTTCCACAAGGGCTACTTTATGCTTCCCTGGTGGAGGCTTATAGTTATTTAAAAGGTCCAATGGATATGTTGACACTATATGAAAATAAGTATAAAACTGAACTACAAAAATTTGCAGGAGTGCAAATTGGGAGACGTAGACGAGATGATTATACAGACGGTACTATCCGTATACCAATTGAATCTGCGAATCAGTAATTAGGAGATAAACTATGGCAATAACATCGGCAATTTGTAATAGCTTTAAGCAAGAAATCTTAGAAGCAGAACATAATTTTACAACTACTACTGGAAATACTTTTAATTTAGCCTTATATACTAGCTCTGCAACTTTAGGAGCGAGTACAACAGCTTATTCAGATACAGCGGAAATAACAAATACTTCTGGATCAGCTTATAGTGCTAAAGGAAAAGCATTAACAAGTGTTACACCAACTTTAGATTCTTCAACTGCAGTTTGCGATTTTGCAGATGTTTCTTGGACATCAGCTTCTTTCACAGCTAACGGATGTTTAATTTTTAATGATTCACATTCAACAGACGCATCAGTTTGTGCAGTAGCATTCGGTGGTGATAAAACTGTATCTAGTGGAACATTTACAATTCAATTCCCTGCAGCAGCAGCAACTACAGCGATAATTCGTATAGCATAGGGAGTAAGTCCTTATGGCTAATACTTGGAACAGAACCGGCACAACCTGGGGGCAAGGTCTTTGGGGTGAACAAGATAATAATTCAGCAGAACTTACTGGTCTATCAGCAACAACATCTCTTGGCGATGTAGTAGCTTATGCTGAACAAGGATGGGGTCGTGATGCTTATGGTGAAGAACCATGGGGCGATAGTTATGATCCAAACATTATTATTGAAACTGGTTTTGGATTAACTTCTTCTTTAGGAACTGCAACAGTCACAACTGAAATAAATGCAGGATGGGGTGATAATGATTGGGGTGTAGAAAACTGGGGTGAATCGGGATTAACTTTAGAAATAACAGCTCCTGATGGTCTTACAGCATCTCTTCCAAATGTAGGATGGGGATATCAAACTTGGGGATCTGAATCAACTGGTTGGGGTGGTGCGTATTATTTATCACCAGCAGATGTAATGGGTTTAACAGGAGTAGGTGCTACTTCAAGTCTAGGTACACCAACTATTATATTATCACCAACGATTTCGTTAAGTGGAGTAGGAGCAACATCTTCAGTAGGAGCAATTGCACCAACTGAAATGGTAATAGGTTTAAGTGGTCAAGGCGCTACGGCTTCAGTCGGTGCGATTGCACCAGCAGATGCAGTGGGATTAACAGGAGTAGATGCTACTTCTTCTGTAGGATCGGTAGATGTTAGTGATGCACAAATATTTGATATAAGTGGAGTAGGAGCAACGAGTGCAGTTGGATCTATTTCTCCAACAGAAATGGCTATAGGATTATCAACTGCAGGAGTAGCAACTACTGGAGTAGGATCAATTTCTCCGACAGAAATGTCTATAGGATTAACTGGTATTTCTGCTACTATTAGTCTAGGACAGATTGGTGGTCCAATAGCATGGGAAAAAGTAACTCCAAGCCAGGGTGGTAGTTGGAGTAAAAAAACAGCTACACAAGGCGGTAGTTGGAGTAAAGTTACTCCACCATAAGAAATATATGTTATTGACATTATGTATAAAACAAATTAAAAATAACAACTTAAGCAGGAGATAAATTATGGCTTCAACATATACACCATTAGGTGTTGAAAAAATGGCAACTGGTGAGAACGCCGGTACATGGGGAACAAAAACCAATACAAACTTAGAAATCATCGAACAATTTGCTGGTGGTTATACTACTCAAGCAGTCTCTGATTCTGGAGATACAGATCTTTCAGTTTCTGATGGTTCAACTGGAGCAACTCTTGCTCACAGAGTAATAGATTTAACAGGTGCACTTACAGGTGCAAGAAATGTAACTATTCCAATTGACGTACAACAAATGTATGTCCTTAAAAATTCTACAACAGGTTCTCAAGCTGTTACATTTAAATATGTGAGTGGTACAGGATCTAGTGTTGCATTTACAGGTGGTGATACATCTTCTAAAATACTTTATGGTACAGGATCAGGAAGTAATCCAAACATTATTGATTTAGGATTTGTTACTACTGCTGGTACACAAACTTTAACAAACAAAACTTTAACATCTCCTAAAATTGGAACTTCCATTTTAGATACAAATGGACTTCAATTAGCTCTTTTAACAGCTACAAGTTCTGCTGTTAATGAAATTACATTAGCTAATGCTGCTACAGGTAATAACCCAACACTTACAGCATCAGGGGATGATTCAAATATAGGTATTGCTTTACAAACAAAAGGAACTGGAGTTATTCAAGCTGAAGACGCTGGTGGAACAGTTGCTGCAGTTAAAATTGCAGGAAAAGAAACTATGTGGATTCCAGCTTCTGCTATGTATGGATCAGATACTAATGGTGCTGATGCACAGCAAGTTGAAACAACAGCTACTAGACCAGATATGAAAGTTTTAGATTTTGATGCTAGCACAGCTGAATATGCACAATTTTCAATTGCGTTTCCTAAATCATGGAACGCAGGAACCGTAACTTACCAAGTTTATTGGACGCCTAGTAGTACTAACACAGGAGATTGTATTTTTGGTTTACAAGGAGTTTCATGTGGCGACAGTGATACTCTTGACGTTGCTTATGGAACAGGTGTAGAAGTCACAGATGCAGGTATAGGAACAGTTGAAGATCAACAAATTACCTCAGAAAGTGGCGCAGTAACAATTACAGCAGCCGCAGTCGGAGAACAAACATACTTCCAATTATATAGAGATGCAGCCGATGGTAGTGACGATTTTACTGGTGATGCAAGAGTATTAGGAATTAGATTATTCTTCACTACGGATTTAGCGAACGACGCATAAGAGGAATAAATATGAGAGATATAAAACTAGGATCCTTTCCTAATATAAAAGGAGACAAGAAAAGAACAATTAGACCAAAAACTAAAGGTTTTGGTTATCAAGTATTAGGCTTTGGAGCTGGAGGTGCGGGTGCAAAATTCGTAACAGCTACAGGAGGTTGTATAACCACTTGTGGTGCTTATAAAATGCACACATTTAATAGTCCCGGAACCTTTTGCGTATCATGCGCAGGAGATGAAGCTGGCTCTACTAGTGTAACTTGGCTCGTAGTTGCGGGCGCAGGCGGCGGCGGAGGATCTCGTAGATATGGCGGCGGCGGTGGCGGCGCAGGAGGATTTAGAGAATCCCCTAGTGCAGCAGCAGGTTGCTACACAGCAAGTCCACTTGCAGGTGGTTGTGCCGTAGCAGTTTCAGCAACAGGTTATCCAATTACAGTTGGCGCAGGTGGCGCTTCAAGTCCAGGAACCGGTGACGGTGGATGTGGATCAGCTTCAAGCGCATTTCCAATAACTTCAGCCGGCGGTGGCGGAGGATCAAAAGGAAAAGAAGCAGGATTAGATGGCGGCTCAGGCGGTGGCGGCGGATCAGCTGACCACGGCGGTGGTATGGGACGTCCAGGAGGAACAGGAAATACTCCTCCTACAAGTCCCCCACAAGGAAATACTGGCGGTAGTGGTGCTGGAGCAACTTCATCAGGTGGAGGTGGCGGAGGCGCTACTAACACTGGTACTAATGCAACAGGTGGTCCACCAAGAGCTAAAAATGGTGGTCCAGGTGGTCAAGCAGCTACAACAGAAATTATTACAGGTGGAATAACTAAAGGCGGCGGCGGAGGCGGCGGCGGAGAACCAGCTGGTGGCCTAGGCGGCGGCGGAGGTGCAGCTAACGGTGGAAAAAATGCTGGTGCTTCTGCTCAAGCTAATAGCGGCGGCGGAGGCGGCGGCTCAGGTGGATATAGCGATAACTATCCTGGAGGTGCTGGAGGAAGTGGAGTCGTAGTGATACGATACAAATATCAATCTTAATATCATGGCACATTTTGCAAAAATTTCTGAAGAAAATGTTGTTTTACAAGTCTTAACACTTGCTGATAAAGATTGTAAAGACGAAGAAGGCACTGAAACTGAATCTATTGGTCAAGCATATCTTGAACAACATAATAATTGGCCAGCTCATCTTTGGATTAAAACTTCTTACAATACACGTGGTAATCAATATTATAGCACTAACGAAGAAGGTCTATCTGTTTTATCTGATGATCAATCAAAAGCATTTAGAGGAAACTATGCTGGCATAAGATTTATATGGGATGCGGCAAATCAAATTTTTTGGGAACCACGACCATATGGTTCTTGGGTAAAAAATACTTCAACAGCCAAATGGGAATCACCTCTCGGGGATCCCCCAGCCTTAACGGCTGAACAAGAGGCAGAAAATAAAATTTTATTTGACGCTGACAAATGCCCTAAATGGTATGAATGGAGCGAATCCGCTCATCAAGCAGATAATACCCAAGGTTGGGTTTTTGTTGACGAAAACACAGTCCTATAGTACTATTTCACATAACTAATTTATAATGAGAAAGATTCTACTATCTGAGATAGCTATTTATCATGGTCAAATTAAAATGCCTGAGTATTTTGAGATTGATCGAAAAACAATATTTCATCATATGTTACAAGAGGGGGTCACTGAAGAAATTAAGGAAACTCCTTTTTCAAGAGAATTAGATAAATTACGAGCTTATATTAGGGAACATATTTTTATTAAACATAATATTATTTTACAGGAGCTTGGTACTGAATCAGATTTTTATTTTCCCCATGAGCGTTCTAAACCTATGAACCATATGAATCCTATGAATCCAACAGAATCTCCAGATTACGTTTGTTTATATGGAGTAAATGTTGGAAAAGATTCTTGTAGAATCATAATTGAATATAATAATAATAGAATTAAAGGTTGTGTAAAAGAGATGAATTTAAATAACAATGATTTTGTTCTTTTCCCTTCAACTTTAAAATATCACATTGATAAAAATAGATCAGAACAATTAAATTCTATATTATTTATAACTTATTTAAAAAAAAAATGAACTTAAACTATTATTATTGGTATTTTAAGAGTGCTTTAACTCCTAGATTTTGTGATGAAGTAATTAAATATGGTTTATCTCACCAAGATAAATTAGCACGAACAGGTAATTTTACTAATAAGGAATTAACTGAAGATGAAATTAAAAATTTAAAAAGAAAAAGACATTCTGACATAGTTTGGTTAGATGATAGGTGGATATATAAAGAACTAAATCCCTATGTTCATATGGCAAATAAAAAGGCGGGTTGGAATTTTCAATGGGATTGGTCAGAAG